CGCCGTACTGTTGGCCGCCGTTTTGACCACCGTACTGGCCACCGTACTGCTGCTGGCCATACCCACCGTACCCACTTCCCATCGGCTGTTGCGGTGGGGCTGGGCGCGCCATGCCATTCTGCTGCATCTGCGCGAAGGTCATCTGGGGCCGTTGCCCCCCTTGCGGCATGACCTGCGTCGACATCTGCTGGTCGCTGCCCTGCGACGGCCCCTGTGGCGCTTGGCCCGGTTGGCTGCGTGGCCGTTGGATCGACTGCGCCGACGCGCCTAGGGGCTGTTGCGGCTGTTGCAGCGCGGGTTCCTGTGCGCCGGAGCCTTGCTGCGCTTGCGACCCCCGGAAACGAAACCGGCCCGCCGATTGGCGAGCCGGGAACGAACCACCCATGGGGCCGTACAGTGGGGGCGAACTCATCAGCGGTTACGCATAGGGGTTTTTCGCCACCGGGAGCGGGTTGTTCATGTAGCCCTGCATTTGGCCCGAGAGCGCAGCGAGGAGCGGTTGCAACTGCTGCATGCGTTGCTTGTAGGCCGCGTATTGCTGCTGGGCGATGTCAGTCTGGGAGTTGAGCGCGTTGGTCTGCGCGACGCGGTAGTTGCGCTGCGAGGGATCGAGCCCCGTGAGGCCCGCCGAGATGGTCTGCGGGTTCTTCGCCGCGAACTCGCCCACCGACTTGAGGCCGTTGCCGATCTGCGAGGCGAGGCCACCACCGCCTCCCGCCGCTGGCGCAGCACTCGCCGCGGCATTCGTGATGTCCGGCGCACCCATCGAGAACGGCGCCGAGGCACCAGCCGCGCCCGCACCACCACCACCGGAGCCATAGGTCGCGGCCGCGGCGCTGGAGGATGGATTGAACGCGGAGCGCAACAGACCCGCGCCGTCTTGCATTCCAGCGCCGAGGGCGGCGTTGGTGCCTGCGGTTTTGAGAATCGACCCGAGGTTCGCCCCTGGCTGGATCGCGCGACCCAACCCGGCCGCGATGAGGGAGCCGGGAATCCCGAGCGGCGTCAGGGCAAGGAAGGGGCTGACGTTCTTCGCGATGTTGCCCACATCGCCGCGGAGATCGCGGAGAGAGTTGTACCACGCCATGAGGGTTCTCTTACGCGGCAGCGCCGCGGAGCAGGTTGAAGTTCACCACGATCGCTTCCGACAAATTGCCGCCCGTGATATTGGTAATCGTGAGATCGAAGCTCGTGCCATTCACGACATGCGACGGCTCGACACGATACGCGCCGGCCGTGCCCGCACTCGCATGAACCGCGAGCGGGGTGTCGCTCGTGTTGACCGTCGTATTGTTGACCGTGAACGCCACCGACGCGCCAGCATTGAGCGTTGCATTATTCAGCGTGATTTGGCCGGTGACCTTGTTGAGCGTGACCGCGGTCGACTTGCTCGTGAGTTGGGTGATCGTTCCGCCCGCGCCCGTGGCGTAGCCAAGGCTGCTCGTGGACGAGAGTGGGCCAGGGAACGCGCCCGTGTAGTCCGTCAGGATGCGTCCCACCCACGTCGTGAGCGAACTCACGAATGTGAACTCGAGGAGGTCATACGCGCTCGCGGTGGTGCGGAGCGTCGGCGTCACGCCGTTCAACCACGTCACGCCCGTCCAACTCGTGATCGTGCGCGAACCCGTCCCGTCCTGCGTCAGCCACAACCGGATCATCGTGCGATCCGGCACCGTGGTCGTCGTGAACGTCATGGCGATGTTGGCCCCGAGCGTCAGGTAATGCACGTCGGCCGCCGAGGGATCGATCGTCTGCGCGGTCGTCACGGTCCCGTAATCATGCAGCGTCGGCGCCCCGACGATCCCCGCGCTCGGCTTCCGCAGCGAGGCCACTCGTTCGCGTGTGGTCTGCATTAGTTGCCCCGAAGGCCCATGTCGAAGCCCGACGCATCCACGCGCTGCACCGACCAATCGGTTGACGAGTTTCCGCCGTCCGTGATCGTCACGTCCACGTACTGCCCTTGGCCGGACAACTGGACGTTGTTCGTCATGCCCGCGAGGAGCGGCGTGCCGTCACTCACCGACCCAGCGACCGGATCGGCATAGGTGACACTCGCCCCGGTCGCGCTTCCGAGCGTGTTGCCGGAGGCGCCGCCCAGCCCCATCTGCACGAATGCCTGTCGCCAGCTTTTCGTGGACTGCGGCTGCGGCGTGTAGAGCCGCCGGCACTGGACCGAGCTCGTGAAGTTCACGCTACGGTCCTGGTAGACGTTCAAGTTGGGGTCTGCGAAATCGAAGGCCTCGATCTCGGCTGGATAGTAGGTGATGAACGGTTGCGGCGTCGGGTTCGGATAGTCCGTCGACCAGCCCTGCACCATCGCCATATTCGCGAGGCTGCTCGCCGACGGCGTGATCGTCGCTTGGCCGGTGAACCGATTGAGCGCGGTGTTGTAGATCAGCACCTCGGTACGCCCCGTGCCGCCGTTCGCGTCGAGCACCGAGAGCCAGATCCACAACTCGTGCTTGCGCGTGTGCTCCATGCAGCCGTTGCACTGCACTTGATAGCTTGTGCGAATGCGCGACAGAATCGGGTCCGGCTGGTCCGGTTGATCGTAGGGTTCCACGGTCCCGTTGGCGCGGAGCAGAACCAGTCCGGTCTGCGTGACCAGATACGCGATGCCATTGATGACCGCGAACGGTTTGCCCTGCTGCGGGTTGCAGTACATGATTTGCACGTCGGGCGTTACACCCTCGGTGCCCGCTTGGATCGCGATATCATCGAACGTGCGGCCGGTGAAGGCCGAAATGCCGCGCGAATGGATCAAATAATTCGTCGGCCCAAGCTGGAATCCCCACTGGAGCAATCCACCGCCGAACGTGCGGATCGTCGCCGACCCGCCCCCGTTCGCCACATCGCCCAGCGTGTCGCCATTGTTCAGACCCGACCAATAGAGCGTTTGTGGATTGCCCGGCGCGACGCCGAATAACCGCTGATTCGCGACCCAGATGTAGGTGATGTTCGTGGGGTCGCTTGTGGTCACCCCGCCTGTGAGCGCGGCCCCGTTCCACTTGCTGAGATGCTTCCCCGTGCCGGCGCAGATATAGAGGGCTTCGGATGTCCCGTCGCGAAAATGCGCCGTCGGGCCAATCGCGACGCCGGTCGGGCTCGCGATCGTCGTCGTGGTCAAGAGGCCCGTGATGCGACTGAACGTCGCCCATCGGACCTTGTTATCCGAGGGTTCGCACCACACGAGATGCGGCGTGCCGGTCAGGGCACCGTCGGCCGGCGAGAACGCGGAGAGGAAATACACACCCGCCCCCGCCAGCGTGCCCGAGACCTTGAACCCCGTCCGCTTGGCGATCTCCACGTTTCGCACCACGCGCATGTTCGTCACGTTCGCGAACTGCGACGGATCAATCGGCTCGTAGAGGCCATTCGGGTTATAGGCGGCAAACCCGGCCTGCGAGTCCGTGAGTCGGTTGCGGCTCATCCCGCCCACACCGCCGCGCTATCAGGGAACGCTAAAAACGTCGGCCGCACGGACCGTCGGCCCAACTGCTGCATCATCTTCTGACGTTGGGCGTCCGCACTGGCGCGGAGCACGTTCGACGCATCGGCTTCCGCGCCGCCCTTCTCGAGCAGAAACGCCGCCGCCATCAGCCAGATAATGCCCTCGTGGCCCGTCGGGAAATCATAGGCGATGCCGTCCGCGCTCAAGGCGTCGATATTCGTCGGCGTGTAGTTCGTCGTGATGCGGAGCGACACCGCGCCGATGGGCAGGATCTGCCCGCTCGCGCCGAAGTCGTACCAGAAATAGCCGAGCGGGTACGGCGCGATCGTCGCTTGGCCCGAGACCGTGGCCAGCGGCATCTCGCGGAAATCCCGCTGTTGATACACGATCGCGGACCCGTCATCGATCGTGATGATGCGAAGGAGATTCTTCGCGGTATCGCCCGAGCCGGTCGACAGACTCGAATAGGGGAACGTGCCGTCTGACCCACTCGTGAGCGTGACTTGATTGATGCGATAGTAGGGGTTCGCGCCGAGGATGCCTTCCCACTCGTTGAAGCCCACCATGCCGAGGACCGTCTTGATGAATGGATCGGTCCAGCGGTTGCTCGTCGCGGAACCCAACGCCGCGTCCATCATCTCGCGCGTGTTCGACACGTACTGCGTGCGGGTGAAGCTCATCGCTTGCCCCGTTTCTTCCGCGCACCGATGTCACTCACCACCGTGACGCGGTTCTCACTCTTGCTCACGCCGTCGAGCGCGTTCCCGCCCAGCACAGCGTTCATCACCTCGGCCACTTGTTGCTGCGGCACGGCCACTTCGTTGTACCGTTGGATCGCGTCCGCATGCTTGCGGACTTCCTCGCGCGGATATTGCCGCAACGACCGCTCGAAGTAGCCGAGCGCGTCATCGATCGACAGATAGGGCGGGGCGTCCCCGATCACGTCGTAGGCGTCCTGCTCGCCGTACTTGCCTTCGCGAATCCACTGCCGGCGCGGATCATCCTCGCGCCAGCGCCAGATCGCGCGCCACGACGCATTGCAATACACGATGTCTAGATTCGGCGCGTCCGCTCGTTTGCGGAGCTCGGCCACGAGATCGCTGGGGGGAATTGGCACCCCCCCAGCGTCCCGCACATACGCCATCGCGCCCATTTACTGACCGACCGCCAAGAGCGCGGTCAGAATCGCCTGCGGCGCGGTCGTGACTGACCCGGCCGCGACGAGATCGACCGTTAGCGCGTCCACGTCCTGCACGATGCAGTTCGCGTTCGTGCCCGTAATCGCCACGGTCAATGTCTTGTCGAGCGTCGTGATACCGCCCGTGGTGAGGTCGAACGTGCCCGTGAGGGCCGTGCGCGTTCCGCCGTTGCCACCCACCACCTTGAAGACCTGCGCGGTGATCGCGCCGGACCCCGCCGCCGCCGTGAAGCCATTGATGGCGATCGAGATCACCTGACACTTCCGCAGTGGCTTCGGGATCTGCACCGAGACCGTTGCCGTTGCCGTGAGCGCGCGGCCACCCGTGCCAATCTGCGCCGCGCCCTGCACCAACTGCTCCCCGAAATGGCCGGGCTTCGGTTTGAATACTCTGTCAAACGCACCCATGAGAAGTCTCCGAATGAGAGGTCGTGAACGCCAACGGGCTCCGGAGAAGCCCGGAGCCCGTCAGCCATTCAGAGAGATCAGATCACGTGGGTGTAGAACACCGTGTCGTTCGTGTAGCTCGTGATCGAGCCGTGCGCGTTCCGCGCGAGCGCCACGAAGTTCCCGTAGTACTTGTAGGAGGTCTCAAAGGCGTCACGCCCCGAGATCCAGCGCCACGGACCCGCGCCCTCGAACTCCACGAAGCCCCAATCCGCCGCATCCACCCATGCCAGCGACGGCAGATGGAGCAGGTAGATCGTGTTCGCCGGGCAGTAGTAGTCCTCGAAGCAGTCGACACCGCAGATGTTGATGGCCTTGTAGCCGGCGCGGATCTTCGTCTGGAACTGGGCCGGGTCGCTGAACCGGCGCTGAGCCACGGTCGAGTCCATGAGCCCCTTCGCCATGCCCGGCGTCATCATCAACAGGAACTCTTGCGGCCGGAGCATCGCGTCCTTGCCCGACCGACCCGCCACCGCCTTGATCAGCGTCCACACATCGGACTCGGTCGGCGTCGACGCGTCCGGCGTATCCGTGCCGGCGACCAATCGCACGCCGTCCCATATCGGATAGTCCGTCGCGTTCAGCCCGTGGCAGAGCGTGTACGAGTTCGACCGATTGGTGAGGTTGATCAACCCGTTGATCTGGTTCACGCCCGACGTGGCCGCATACGAATCGTCGGACGTGGTCGCGGTCACGACGATGTCGTTCACCGTCACGCCGCATGACGCCGACAGCGTGAGCGTCGAGTTGGTGCCCGAGACGCTGATCGTGGAGACCTGCGCCTTGCCGGTGCGGAGCGTGCCACCCGTCGAGTTACGAAAGGCGACGTAATCACCCACGGAGACGAGGAGCGAGCCCTGGCCCGCGCCCGTGACGCCGTAGGGGTTGGACACGATGATGTGCGTCGAGTCCGTGACCGTGCCGACCGTCGCCAAGACGCCGTTGCCGGCGCCGTGCAGCTCGCGCTGCATGAGGAGCGCGGAGGCATCGCGGATTTCCGACATCGTCTTTTCCGCGATCGTCGCGAACGCGGCTTCCTTCGACTGCGTGCCAACGAACGCGAGGCCGTCGATCTGGCGCGTCACGTAGGCACGCGCGACGCCCGTGTTGGCCTGCTTTTCCTGCGCGAACGTGTCCTGCGAGAGATAGCCGCTCGCGGAAACGTTGCCGCCGGCCGGACGGCCGGTCACGACATCCCAGTACGCGCCGTTACCGCCCCAGCGGAAGTTCCGGGGGCCGCCAGCTTTCGCGCGCTGGATCTGGGAATAGAGCGGGGTGACGAGGTTCTGGACCTTCTGTCGGTACTGCGTATAGAGGTTTTTCAGCAACCCCGAGAGATCGGCGTCACTGATGAGGGTCGGGCCAGGCATCAGAGGAGACTCCTAGAAACACGAACGCCGCCCGGAGGCGGCGCATTCGCATTTCAGCATTCGTGATGGTGTGATGCCGATCAACTGCCACCGGGACGACGGAGGCCAAGCGCGGCGAACGTGTCGTCCAGCGCGGAGCTCATGGCGTCATCGACGTTAGTGATCGGCTTGGGCTTGGGGATGTCGCGAAGTGGGGCGGTGCCGGTGTTCCGGCTCGGACGCTGGCCGCGGGTGTTCAGGTTGCGTGCCTTTTGGGCTTCGGCCTGTAACGCTTTGACCTTCTCCGATTCGGGCGGCGACTTCGGTTTCACCGAGGGCTGGGGGACCGCTGGCGTTCCTGTGGCCCGAGGGGCAGGATCGTCGCCTTTGGTCGCGGCGCGTTCGGTGTGCAATGCGTGCGCCCATGGGATGATGTCGCTAACAAGACTCTGGGCGACTAACCCGTGGGCGCGAGGATCGATCACGCTTCCGTATGGCGTGGCCACGAGGAAACGTTGATTCAAGAGGAGGACGCGCGCTTCGATCTCGTCGCGCGTGACTTCCGGCAAGGCGTCCACGATCTGCTGGACACCCGGCGCGACATGCTGTTGGTAGAACCGCTCGCCCGCGTTCGCGGCCTGCATGAACGCGAGTTCCGATTGGGCGCGCTGCGCTTTCGCTTCCGGCGTGTTCTGCTGCTCGTGCTGCGCGCGTTGCGTCAGGTAGTGGTTGTCATCGCTCAGCAACCGCTCGCGGTCCTGCTGCATCTGCTGGATGGTCGCGATGAGGTTCTGGTTCTGGATCGACTGCGTGTCCGCGTTCCGCTGGACGGCGTCGTATTTCTCGCGGGCGGCATCGCGGCCCATGCCGATCTGCGCGAACTTGACGACGCGATCTAGCGGCTCGGCGCGGTCCTGCCCGTTCGCGCGGAGCGTGATGCGAAGATCGGGGATCTCGACTTCCTCACCGTCCGGCGTCGTCACGGCAAACTGCGTCGCGAGGTCGCGGCCTTCGATGCCCTTCGAGGCGACGAACCCCTCGGGGAGTTCGACCGGCGCTGGGTCCGCGGCGGGGTCCGCACCAGCCTCGGGTGCCGTCGCAACAGAGTCCGTCGAGGCGGGCTGTTGCTGTCCGTCGGCTGGGGCGGACGCTGGAACGACTGGTGCCGCACTGACGAAGCGGCCCTTGTCGTCGCGTGGCTGGTCGGGCGAGTCCGGCGCGACCGAGGCCACAGCGGACGACACGATGTCGCCCGCGAGGCTGTTGAAATCAAAACCGCCCTCAGGGGCGGCGGGGGCGGATGGCGATGGAACAACGGGCGCGGTCATGTTAAGACAATCCTCATTGGGGGGCCATCCCTTCGAACTGTCGGGCAGCGTCGTCTTGCTGGCTCCCACCCATCGGGATTGCGAGACTCGGCGAGGACTGTGGAAGGGGTTGGGTAAGGGGCCCAGGGGCACTAGGCCCAGACACAGCAGAGGCCCCGCCAAGGGGCCCCGATGGTCCTGCTGGATTTTGGATGCCGGGCGGGCCGGTCATGCCGCCCGCTTTCATCTGCGCTTGGTTCGCGAGCTCCGTCCACCGTTGCTGCGCCGCCATGATGATCTGGGGCGGCTTGTCGTCGTTGAGGATGATGTCGCGCTCGAGCACGTCCTGGTGGATCGCTTCGTTGTCCTGCCACCGCATCTCGGGCACCGGCTGCTGGTTGAGGATCGCGGCCACGATACGCTTGGCGCGTGCTTCCTGGTCCTCGTCCGGCGTGTCCAGATCCCCGATGAATCCGAATTTCATCCGGCGCGCGTACTGCTGCTGATTCAGAATGCCCTTGGCGAGCAAGTCGTCCAGCCGGAACTCGCGATACACGCGCGGCACCGGCATGAGCGTTTCCTTATCGACCTTCGCCGTACACGGGCCGTCGAACATGTCCTTCGTCAGTCCCTTGGCGAGATCCGGCCGCGAGTTGCCGACACTGCCCAGGCTGCGCGGCATGTCGTAGCCGAACGCCATCCCCGCAATCACGACCTTGGCCCAGTCCGTCAGGCCGTCCGCGAGCGCGCTCACCGGCGGGGCGAACACGCGCTCGAGCTGTTCGCGGGCGGCCAGGATCGCGCGGCCACTCGCATCGCCGGAAATCTGCCCGCGACTCTGATCGTTCCACCCGCTCGCGTTCTCGAACGCTTTGATTTCGCGGTCCAACTGGTTTTCTGTATCCGGGCCGATCGAGAATCCGTCGACCGGCTTGATGATGTCGTCCAGCGAGCCGATCGCGCCGTTCACCTCGAGCACGTTCGTCCCGCCGCCCAAGAAGGTCTCTTGCTGGATCGCGCCGGGACGGGCGATGAACCGGCCGGACTTGTTCACGCGGATGGAGTCGACGATCGCGCTCACCAGCGCGTTGACGCGCATCTGGTGGTCGATCCACTGCTCCATGATCGGGCGCGGGAAGTAGCTCGGGTCGGTCGAGCCATCGCGCACCGGAATGACCGGGAGCACCTTGAACAGGAGCGGCGTCATCGACACCACATGATCGCCCAGCGTCACGATCTGCAACCCATCCGGCAACAGGTCCGGCTGTGGCTCGACGTACATCGTGAAGCGTTCGACCACATCCTGGTCTCTCAACCGATCGCCTTCGCCCACCGTGGTCTGGTCCAGCACCCAGCGATTCATGCCACCGTCGGTGCCCGGTGCGCCCGTCATCGCCGTGGCCTGATCGCTCGTCGGCGACACGCCCGCGATGCCGTAGAGGTACGCAGTCTCGGTGACCGGCAGGATTTCGCGGATGATCACGTAATACGGCTTCCGCGTGCGGCTCGCGTTCGCTGAGACCCGCACGCTTTCGCAGCGCACGACTTCGGTCGTGAGATCACCGAGCGGGCGTTTCCGGTCGGGCGTGCCCATGCTCTCGTCCCACGGGCCCGCGTCCGGATCCCAAAACACATGCAAGAACGACACGCCGTCCGTCTGCGCCCAGAAGGATGCCTCCGCGCTCACGGCGCTCATGTTCTGCTTGTCGTACTGATCTTCGAGCGCGAGCTGACGCGCTTCCGCTTGGCTCTTGTCCTCGGGATCTTGCGTCGACGGCTCGACGATGAACCCCGGTCGCTGGTCCGCGAGCACTTGGAGCCGCTGATCGAGCGCCTTGTCGATCATGTTGTAGACCGTCCGCGCCGTATCGGCGGGCTTCATCGGCTCGCGCCACGGGCCACGGCCACGCGAGGTCGCGTTGCTCGAGACCCACTGTTGGCCGGCGCGGAACAACCGATTGCGCTCCATCAGCCACAGATGCTTTTCGACGGCGCCGCGGTGGGCGGTCCATCGGCCAGAGACCCACGAGCACCATTCGAAATCGGTGATGCTGTTCGGGTTCTTCGGGTCCGCGTTGATCGGCGGGAAGTCGGGCCCGTAGAGCGCGGCGGCGAGTCGCTTTTTGACTTCGTCCGGCCCCAAGTCGATCGCGAACTCTGGGGGCCGCGGCTTGACGATCTGGTTGGCGGGGCTCGGCGCGGCCTGCTGGTGGAGCACGATCGCGACCGCTTGTTGCACAATGTCCTGCGTCGGATCGTTCAGATTATCAGCCGCCCCAGCGAATCCGGCCGGGGTTGGCATTGGCGGCGCGGTCATTTAGCTCGCCTTCAACTCGTGGATCGTTGCCACGCCGACGGCGGCGCGGACCCGATTCCAGTCGTGGTATTCCGCGTATTTCTCGCGCAACACTTTCATGGTCTGGGTCTGCGCCCATTCCTCGGTCTCGTTGAGCGCTAGCGCCATGAGGTCAGGCGGGATCTCGATCATTTCCGCTGGCTCACGCCCACGCATCCACCGCGTCGCGACCACATCCGCGCGCCAGAGGAGTGCAGCGCCGAGCACCGTCCACGCGAGCGAGGCCACCAGTCCGTAGCCAGTCACGCGACCACCGCCAGCCGTTCGATGCGTGGCGACACCGGCTCCGCTGTGCCGGCCGGGATCGCGAGATAATTGAACGAGCCCACGCCGGGCCACGCATCACCGAGCGGCGTCGCCTGGTGGTAGAGCGTGTAGCCGCGATCGGCGAGCCAGTCCACCACCGCCAATTCGTTCGCCTCGGCCACGATCACGGGCGCACATTTCGAGATCGTCTTCATCGCGCCTTTGAGCACGTCGAGCTCCATGCCTTCCACGTCAATTTTGATGAGATCGCAGCGCGTCAGCCGAAACGAGTCCAGCGGTTCCACCACGACGGTGTCGTAGACCGCACGGGTTGGGTACGCACCGAGCGCGAGCCCGCCGAAGTTGTTGGGCTGGTCGTAATCGAGCCGTGCGATCGTGTCGGTGCGGAGCGTGCGGCCCGCGGCGACATTGCGCGCGTCGATCCATGAGCGGCCCGTGAGCGCGCTCGAGCCGCAGAGCATGTTGAAGATCGGCCGTTGCGGCTCGAGCGCGAGGACAGAGCCCGTCGGCCCGACCTTGTCCGCGAAGCCCATCGTGTGCGAGCCCAGGTTCGCGCCGACATCGATCACGGTGCCGCCCTCGGGCACGTACTGCAGCCACACGGCCAACTCCTCGGGGCAATACGCGCCGTATTCGCGCAGCGCGTGCCCGATGTACTGATCATGCGGTGGCACGAGCATCGGCCCGTAGGTGGTCTCGGTCACGAGCGCCGGCATTACGCGGCCCTCGTCTCGCTGAGTTTCGCCGCGTACATCTCGAGCACCTGTCGCGTCGTCGTGATCACTTGGGCATCGTTCGCGAACCGGCGACGCACCACGATCACACTCGGATAGAACGGTGTCGTCTGCCCACGCGGCCAGACCCAGCGCCAATCGGGCACCGTCGGCGGGATCACCAGCGTCGGCACGGTGAGCGAGCCGGCGAGGTGCGCGATGCCCGTGTCGACCGTCACCACGAGATCCAGGTCCGCGATCACATGGCCGGTGTGCATCACGTCATCAAACGCCACGGCATGGAACGGCGCCTCGCTCGGCACCGCGGCCTCATGCGCCAAGTTCACGAACGTGGCACCCTCGAGCGGCGCGAAGATCGGCGCGAACTGCTCGGCCGTGAACGAGCGCTCGAAGTCATGCCAGCCCACGGTCGCGCCCTTCCAGCACACGCCGACCTTGAGTGGGCCGCTGCGGGTACGATACGCGCGCTGTCGCGTGAGCACCGACGGCGCCCACGGCGCCGGCAGATCCGCGACACTCCGCATGTGCGTGTGATAGGGCAGGGACATCGCGCGAACGGCCGCGCCCAGATGCTCGCCCGCATTCCCGCGCGTGTCCGTGTCCTCGAAGTCGCCCAGCACGACGCCGGGAATCTCCCGCATCCACGGCCCCAATGTCGGCGGCCCGTAGTACGTCACGGGATGGCCGGTCGTCTTCACCAACCATGGAATCCAGCGTGCCACGAGCACGGCATCGCCCAACCCTTGCTCGTGCAGCACCGACACGGGCTCCTTCGTCTCGCCGTCCCACCCGTGGAAATAGGGCGGGATCTTCTTTTCGTCCTCCGCGAGCCGCGATTCCATCAACTCCCACGCTGCGGCCCACAACTGATCGGGGAACAGTCGCCGGCCACGCACGACGATGGGCTTGCTCGAGCAGAGCGCCATTGTCGCGAGCATGTGGCCTTGCTTTTCCTGCGTCTGCGCGTGGTCTGCGTCCAAGCTCACCGCGCTCGCCATCGCACGCTTGGCACGATCGAACTGGCCCGTGCGCGACAACGCTTGCGCGTAGGTCGACCATGCGGCGATGCGCGGAATGATCTCGTCCTTCGGCATGTGCCGGGTCGCGATGGCGGCCCACTCGACCGCGTCGCCATAGCGACCGACGCCCATCAAGGCTTGCGCGTACCACGTCGCGGCGGTCGGATTCATCCCGCCCCGGGCATCGAGCCACGCATCGCCGACTTCCACGACCTTGTCCCACTTCTGCTCGTCGTGGAGCGTGCCCATTGCCGTGAAGGCTTTGAACACGGTCGGGTCTGCGACGGCCGGATTGAGGCCGTCGAGACCTGAGACCTTGGCTGCGGTCAACTTACTGCGCCCCGCTATACATCTCTTGGAACGTGATCGTCGACGAGGTCGCCACCGTCACTTGATAGGCGCGGCTGATGTTCTGCGCGATCGTGGCCGTGCCTGTGATCGTCACGCTCGAGCCACCGACCAGAGTCGTCGTGCCCGCGTTCGTGTTCACGATCACGACCTTGTAGACTTGCCCCACCTTGAGGTTGCCGTCCGCGATCATCTGGGCCGCCGTGCGCGTCGTATAGTTCGCCGCGCCCACCGCTGTGACGTTCACGACGCATTCGGACGCCCCCGTGAGGTCGCCCACGGCCGCCGTCGTTGCGCCGCTCGTCGTGTTCTGCTTCCACTGGACCGTCTGCGGCGTGTAGCCAGGGTCGGTCTGCCACGCGCCTGCGACCGTCGACATGAACTCGACCACCGTGCCCGGCGCGACCGCAAAGGCGGTGTTGGCCGAGTTGCCGTTGATCGTGTCGCCCGTGGCTGGGAAGACGTTGCAACTCGTGTTGCCGTCGTTGATCACGACGCACCGCGTCGCAGAGCTCGCGGGGTTATTCGTGGTCACCGGCAGCTTGACCGAGTCACCAGCCGTCGCGCAGACTGCGACGCGCTGGATGCCGGCCGCGAGCTGCGTGGCGGAGCCCTGACCGCCCGTGGCGAAGGCGGTGATGGCGTTCGAGGCGTTGAACCGCGTGGCGCCCGGAATGTCGGTCAGCAGGTTGCCCAGAATCGACGCGATCGTGGCGACGGGGTCGAGGCCATTCGTCGGCTGGGTCCAGCCCATCGTCGCGGCCTTGTTGACGAGCAGGGTGTAGGCATCAGCCGAGTTGGACGTGGGCGCTTGGTTCGGGAAAGCCATGAGAGGTCTCGGAAAGGGAAGGGGGGG